AAAGATCATCAATAGAACCGTTGTTATCAATGACTATATCAAAGTCACTGCCTAACCAAGCCCACTCGCTGGCGTGTATCTTGCGCATTTTCATTGCGTTCAATCCCACGTTGTTGCCTTGATTTGCACTGACTGCATCTGCATACCAGTCGGGTAGTGTGCCTCTTTGTACCCAAACAATACTGCCGCCTGCACGTTTTAGAGATTCAATTTCATTAGGAAATCTGCAATCTGAAATAACAATGTTATCTCGACTGTTGCGCAGTTTGTTTTCTAGGCTGGCAATCCATATATCATCGTGAAATGCCTTACGACAAACTTCAGTACCCCAATATTGCAACACCCATCTTGGAGTCAATGTAGGCATATCAAGTCTTGCGGCCCACCATGGATCTACTTGTTCTCGCCATTCACGGGCTTCTTTTGTACGCCCTTCAAGCATGGTTCTATCCCAACCGAATACTGATGCCACTGCATCTTTTAGTGTTGATGCAAAGCTCTCTCGTCTAAATTCGTGAAAGTTTTGTAAGTAATCTGCAACGGTATCCTTACCGCTGCCTATAAATCCGCATACACCTATAATCATAATATTCTCCAACTGTATAAAGTATACAGGAGAATATTGCTGCGGTCAACCTATAATAAAAGTATATCCTTGACCACCTGGTACTAATTTCATCAAATCGTCTGTTAGTTTTTCAATTTCAGCTGTGGCTTCTGCTTTCATTGCTGCCCCGTTTAGACTGCTTCCACCCTGAGGTCCAGCAATTTGAGCAAACTTTTCACGGGCTTGACCCAGCATCATCTTACAGTTGGCCAAACTATAGTCTTTGATCCATTGTCCTGCATAGGTATCGTCGATAATAGCAAAATCTGGTTTGGTATTATAGACCCATAACATTACTTCTTCATCGCCTCGAGGACGTTGTTGGATCATTATCTTGCGACTTTGTGGTTGCCAGGTAAAATTAATAAAAGATCCAAACATCTTGCCTACTAATTCTTGATAACCGCTGAATAATTCATAGGTTAGTAGGCCGCCCATATTCGTTGAACTTAGCAAATAGGTGTTGGTATAGGCCATGTTGAACGGCTCAAATACTGTGCCGCCTGTGCCGTTGCCACTTCTTGACCCAACTGATCTGCGAAATATCTGTCGCACTTGTTGTACTTCTTTGGGCAAAATATATTCTTGCTGATTTTCTCTCAGCGTTAAAAACGCATAACTTTCTTCAACGGCATTATCTGAACGTTGTCGAAACACGCCTAATGCTCTATTAAGTGCAGTTTCGTAGTGTACGGGATCTAGCTCTACGTCAATCATGCCGTCGCCTAGCATGGCTTTGCAGTAACTAAAAACTTCTTGCTTGGATTGGTCTATTTGGCTCATACAACTATTTATCGTAGCGGTAAATATATGACTATGCCAAGACTGAGCCTTTACCGCCCTGAAAAGGGCAATGATTATAAATTTATAGATAAAAATATCTGGGAAATGTTCCAGGTTGGTGGTACTGATGTGTTTATACATCGATATCTAGGTCCCGGATCTACTGGGAATACTGCCTCCCCTACACAACCCGTATATAATACCAGCGATCCTACACAGATCCAAGACCTGCTGTTTTTAGAAAATAGAGATCGCAAGTATGATCCTGATATCTATGTCATGCGAGGAGTATACAGTCTTCAAGATCTAGATTTTAATCTCAGCCAATTTGGATTATTCTTACAAAACGATACTGTTTTTATTACATTTCACATCAACGATACTATTGAAAAACTAGGTCGTAAATTGATCAGTGGGGATGTCATTGAACTGCCACATCTCAAAGACGATCATGCTCTCAATGATCTTCAATTTGCTCTTAAAAGATTCTATGTGATTGAAGAAGTAAACCGAGCTGCGGAAGGATTCTCAGTTACTTGGTACCCGCATCTATATCGTGCCAAATGTAAACCATTAGTTGATAGTCAAGAATTCAAAGAAATACTAGATCAGGTTGCTAACAAAGATGCAATGGTTGGCACCTACAACTCTGCTGTAACCTATTATCCAGGTGATGTTGTTACTGGGTTGGATGGAAAAAATTACACGGTGCTACAAGAAGTCACAGGAGTTGCACCTCCTAACGCTACCTATTATGAACTAGCCGACAGCTTACGAAACATAATGAGCACCTACGAAAAAGAAATGCAGATCACCCAGGCAGTTCTTGATCAAGCTGAAACAGATGCTCCAAGGAGCGGTTCGGACACCACGCAGTTTTACACGCTGACCGTGGACGAAGATAAATTACCGGTACTGGTCAGCGCAGATAACAGCCTATTAGATGCTAGCTTAGAAACTCAGGCCACTGATGAAGCAGGCAATCTCTTGTTTAATACTGACGGTACTCCTGTATATGTAGGATCCACTGCTGCTACCGCTTTACTATCATCAGAAGTATCTGGGTATAACGGATACCTTGTTGGCGATGGTGTTCCACCAAACGGTGCGCCATTCACAGCTGGCATAGCCTTTCCTCTAGCTCCTGCAGATGGTCAATTCTGTCTACGTAAAGATTATTTCCCTTATAGATTGTTTAGATACAACGGATCAAGATGGGTCAAAGTCGAAGACAAGGTACGAATGACCATGAATAACCTAGGACCAAGTGATGTTGGGGTTGGTGATCAATTTGAAGGCAAGGATGTTCGCCAGACACAAAAAGCTGGATTTATCAACAATACAAATACAGACATAATAAATGGCAACACTGTGAAAGAAAGACAGAGTCTCAGCAAGGCTCTCAGACCAGAGGCAGATGAATAATGGATTATTTTTACGATGCGCAAGTAAGACGATATGTTACACAGTTTATGAGAATCTTTATAGGATTCAAATATAAAACTGGAGGTGATGTTCCCGAAGAGAGACACGTGCCTGTGTTGTACGGTGATATGACCAGACAGGTTGCCAGCATGATCAAAGACAACAGTGAAAACAAACTGTCAACAGTGCCTAGAATAGCCTGTTACATCAGCGGCCTCGAGTTAGATAATTCTAGACTTAGTGACTACAGTTTTGTTAGTAAACTATCTGTAAGAGAACGGCAGTATACTACCAATCAAGCAGGTGAAAGAGAATACGGTGGAGTACAAGGCGGTGGGTATACTGTGGAAAGACTCATGCCTACACCGTTCAAACTGTCTATGAAAGCAGAAATCTGGACTTCTAACACAGATCAAAAACTTCAGTTGCTGGAACAGATTCTGGTGTTGTTTAATCCCAGTCTTGAAATTCAAACCACAGACAATTACGTTGACTGGACCAGTATTAGTGTAGTAGATCTTAGTAGCATTAATTTTAGTTCTAGAACTATTCCGCAAGGAACAGAAAGTGACATTGATGTTTGTACTCTAGATTTTCAAACTCCTATTTGGATCAGTCCGCCTGCCAAGGTTAAGAAAATGGGCATTATTAAAAACATCATCATGAATGTATTTGGGGAATCAGGCCAATTGTTAGGTCTAGAAGATCTCATATTCAATGGTGATGGTGCAACTACTCAGGTACAAAACACTGTGGATCGATTTGGGGTATTACTAATACTAAACAAGGCCACAGGGTTCTATGATCTCACTGTGCTGAATGTCTATGAAGCAGTATTGTCGTTGGGCCTGGATGAGACTCCTTACAAAGGCAATCAACAAAGACTAGATTGGTATAAGATACTAGAGATTCACGGTGGATATACAGGTACTAGTAGAATACATTTTACACAACCTAGTGGCTACGAAGTCACTGGCACATTTACCGTAAATGAAATTGACCCTACATACCTAGTAATTGATCTTGATATGGACACAGTCCCTAGCAATACAATATTACCTGTAACTGCTATCGTTGATCCCTACAAGTTTAGCCCAATTGAAAAATTTGGAAGTATTGCTGCGATTCCTGTAGGCACAAGATATCTAGTACTAGACGATGTCAACAACAGTGCAAATGTTGGACAGACTGTGGAAAATTCAGGATGGAACAACTTTGATTCCGGCTCAACTGCCTATGACGGACCAGATGCTTGGAAAGATCTCATAGGCAACGATACTGTGATCAAGGCTAATTCTATAATTGAATGGACTGGTACTGTATGGCAGGAAACGTTTGACCCTAGTATAGTGACAATTATTCAATATTTCACTAACTTGACCACAGGTGTACAATACAAGTGGGATGGCACACAATGGTTGAGATCTTTCGAAGGTGAATACGCTGCCGGATATTGGAGATTTGATCTAGATGCTTGATAAGTATCTAGATGCAACAACGTGCCGGCTTATTGTTTCTAAGTAAAAACACCAAGAGAATTCTTCTTATTTTAGAAGATGCCAAATGGACTGTGCCTACTTTTGTGAGAAACAGCAGTCTATTAGAAGATGCCGAACCGTTGTTAAATAATTTCTCAGTGGGTAAAATTTTACCCATAGAATTGTATCTCAGTGAGGACCGTGGATTTGAATATGGAACATATATCTGTCTAGTTGATGATGAATTTCTTACAACATCAGCTGCTACTATATGTTGGGCTGCATTGAATCACTTGCCCAAACAATTGCATACCGGTTTAAAAAACACATTGAGCAATACCATAATTCGTACAAAAATTGAAACTATATTGGAGTTAGAAAATGTCAAGCATACTGCAAAAATCTACTAGATTTATCAAAGACTGTGAAAGATATGAATCAGTAATAGCCACAATGCCAGCGGGCGATGTAAAAAATGAAACTGTTCAATTGTTACAAAAATTAACCTATAGCATTAAAAAACTTGATAACATGCATCTAGAAATGATATACTCTAGACAGTTGCCAACTATGGGCAACGAAATGAAAGACGAAATATCAGATTTGCGAAAAAAATTAGAAACTAGAATTAGAGACTGGTCGCAAGCACAGAAAAATTAAATACTGCTAAAGTTTTTAATGAAAATAGTACCAATCATAGCAGCATGAACACTGCACTGATATCTGTAGCTACCACTAATTGAATCTGGAATCTTCCAATACAGTGTACCAGATGTTTGCCCTTGAGCAGATGCACCTGTAGTCACAACGCCTCCTGTGGTTACGTGTACTAACCCAGTGTTGTAATTTGCACCTGCGCCGTCCTGTATCAAAAAAGGATGACCTGCCACATTAAGATTGAAAGCTATAGTGGTGCCATTTATGGCATATACTGTAGGATCGTCAGTAGTGCCATATTGATCAAATCTGTATGCAGTAGCACCGTTATTAGTTACATTAAGTCTTGTTATGGCCGGTAGATAGAACTGATCCACCGTTAGCCCAGCAGCATCCGTCAAGTCAGTAAATGCTGAGGCACCTGCTGAGGCCGTATTGGTGATTGTAACGGTATCTGTGCTGGCATCTGTGGTGATTGAGATACCGGTGCCTGCGGCTATAGTAAGAGTGTCAGTGGCTGAATCAGCAACAACTGAACTTTGCCCTGCTACCGCTATAGTGGCAAAACTATCTGATGCAGTTCCGCCGCCGGCGGCAGCAATGGTAATAGTGTCTGTACCAGCATTGGTAGTTATAGTTATATTTGAACCTGCTACCAAAGTCAGGGTATCTGTGGCTGAATCCGCTACCACTGAAGTTTGTCCGGCCACTGCTATTGTAGCAAAACTGTCTGATGATGAACCGCCTGAAACTGTAGCCCAAGAATTATCCCCACGGAGATAGGTACTAGCACTGGCTGTTCCTGTGGCTCCTATACGAGCTATAGGTACAGTACCTGAAGTTAACTGAGTGGCATTGAGTGCTGTTAAATTAACACCCGAACTTGCAGGTAATGTAGCTGGAAATCTTGCATCAGGTACAGTACCTGAAGTTAACTGAGTGGCATTGAGTGCTGTTAAA